CATTTTGAAACCCCCTTATGTTGTCTGTTAACTGTTTCCATGAACCGGTATCGCCCGGCATCTATAAGATGATCAAATCCGTCAATCGGAACACCGGCTTTTTTATCGTTCCAAAGATAATTCTTGAATTCTTTAACAAGATCGGTTGATTCTTCTGTTATGACATGAGTATAATCTTGCATCAGTTTCAATGCTTCGGATACTGTCCATTTGGATTTATTCACCGGCTTGATATTAAAATATGGTTTAAGTTCGTTGATCATCCGGGCATCTGCACAATCTGCAGTTATGACATTGTTCCGGGTGCAATGTTGCCCTATCAAAGTTTTCAAATCGCCGAATGAATTGTTATCTGAATAAATCTTTTGATCCCAATACATGATTTTGCGTTTCTGATCGATAGCAACCTTGACCATTGCATCGGGATCGTTGAACCCGAAGTCTAACCCGAAACTGTACGGAAGATATTCATCGAACGTGCCGTAGTGCCATTTCTGAAATATCGCCCCTTCCAATTGACCAATGATCCCTTCCCCGTAAACTTCCCACCAATATTTCGAATCCTTATGGCGCATGATCGAATCGATGATACGCTTATTAAGAAATGGATTGTCCCGGAACGTAGAATGTATGAACTCGCAATCGTTTTTGTTTTTGGCAAGTAATTCTTCATGCACCCAAAATTCGGCAACGGGATTAAAGTCTATGAATACCAACCATTTTGTTCTTATCTCCAATTGATCGAAGATATCATAATCCAACCCGTATGCTTCGTTGACAAACAGGATGTCACGTCTTGCCCCTTTCATTTTTTCCACCCTGTCCCCGGAAAAGAATTCAATAAGATTCGTCCCGATCCGGTAACTGCCATCGGACTTATTATGTAATGCCGGGTTATACAATCCTTCATTGACGAGTATCTGAAAAAAATCTCGCATCGCCCCACGTTTCAAATGCGGAAATGTTTCAGCGACTATTGAAATGATAAGATTCTTGCGTTTAAGGCAAATGGCGATAAGCAACTGTAATATCGAATACGTTTTGCTTGACGATGTTCCGCCTTGATTTATGATGAAACGTTTATTCTTTGGAATCGCCGTCAGATTCCGCCGGTATATCGTCGTTACTTTCATGTTCTTCCAATGCCGTTAATGCAGTTGCGATTTCCAAACGTTCTGATTCATTCAATGTATGAACTTGAACTTGCGGAACGGTTATCGTTTGTTCTATCTGATCCCTTTGCCCCAAGACTTGTTTCCCCAACCAAATCAACATTGTATTGTCGCCGAAGATCGCCTTTTCAAATTGTTTAGACCGAAGCAATTCCTTTCCTTCGAACCGTTTTATCTGCTGATAAGCCGAAAATGTCGAAATATTAAATTCTTCGCCGTACTTTTCAACTACCAATTTATAGAACGTATCCGGGTGCATCCCGTACATGGTTGCAATAACTGATCCGTCGCATTGAGCATGGAGATATTGGTTAATGAATTTCCAATCTGTGTCAGTCAATATTCGCGGAGGTCGTCCCGGCAATTTCTTTTTCGCTTTCATATTGCAATCTTATTTGGATTTGACGTTTTGTTTCCCATGCTTTTGAGTATTCCGCATTGGCGAATAACTTGGAGAATCCGGTAATATGTTTCAGTTTGATGATTTCTTCCGCTTCCATTCCAAGTTCGTTGCAAATTTCGGCATCTGACCAACCGTTGTCAAGCATTTCGAAAACCATGTTAGACATTCCGGTAACTTGATGTTTCCCCCTTGCCCGGTTATGCCTTATCGTAGATGCCATTCGGTCATTGATATCTTTATCGATAACCACAACGGGCAACATTCCATTGCAAGAATCGAAAACATCTTTGTTCGTTTTCCCGACGTAGTATCTGTGGAACCCGTCCACAATCACATATTTATCGTTTAAGGCATCATAGACTGTAACGATGGGTTGTGTATAACCGTCGTGACTGATCGACGTGTGGAGCAACCGCATTTCGATCTTAGCGACATTATTAGGGTTGTAATCATTCGCCATAATCTTCGATACGGGAATCCACCGGACAAAATCTACCGGGTTTTTATTTTCCGGCGACAACTCATGCAGAAATTTCCGGATTTCGTTTAGCGCTTCAATGCGTTTTTCCCCGGATTCCGTCAGCAATGCAAGAATCTCATTGCGCAGATGTTTCAATTCGTCGCTCATGACTTATATATGGGTTTTTGTGATTTGGCAAGATGCCATGTACTTTCCATTTCAACCAACCGGCAATGTTCGGGTTGGCAGTCCAATTCTTAAATTTGGTCATCGTAATATCATTGGCGCAGATCGTCCGAACCATTTCTTTGTATAGCGATTCATTGACCAAGGGATTTCCCCGGGAATAATGTTTTTCAAACTGATCGAATCTTGCCCGGTATATTTCACGGTCAGCCGGATCGCCAATAAGATTCTCCAAAAGATATTCCTTGTATTCGTACCATGATTCGAACATGAACGGCAATGTCGTAGGCGCGGTGAAAAATTCCTTTTTATTCATCCCGGCGGTATTGATGCCTTGCAACCGTTCGGTAAGATTGTTCCATGTCCCCGGCTCCAATTCCTGTAACATATATAAATGATGCAATGCCGTTTCATGGTGAAGGTTTGAAATCCTCATGTTTTGAATTGGGACATTATGTTGATAAAAGAAATCATACATCTTGTTATAGTCCCAATGGTTACTGTAAATAGCCTTCCAAACATCGTTGTATGTCCAATCGTATATAGGATAAAACGTGAACTGATTCCATGCTTTGTTTTGAATCGCCCCCCAAGTCACCCATTTGTACGTAGCTTGGTTTGTCAATGATCCATGCCGGGACGGAGATTCTTGCGATCGAACGCCCCCGATTATACAAGCCGGTTTTCTTGGGAAATGATATGCAAGGATATTAGTGAACACCTTATGGAAGCGATCCGTTTGGTATATGTTTTCCTTGATTGAAATTTCATCCTTTTCGCGCATCCACTTTGCCCCGGGTTTCCAAACTTCCAACCATTGTTCAGTCGGGGACGTAGCATTGAAAATGACAATCGGCATCTGCATCCACATTGGCAGTACTTCGTCCCGGTACATGATATCTTTCGTGTAGTCAACCGTTGCTTGATACTCCGCTTCTTGGTCAATCCATAACACTCTCAATGGCAAACGATTCTTTTCCCGGGCGACGATCAATGACAGTTCCAAACAAACGGTAGAATCTTTGCCCCCGGAAAATGCTACAATCACGTCCGGGAATTCGTCAAACAAAAAACGGATACGATCTAATGCAGCATCAAAAACATTCTGTTCAAATAATACTTTCATCGGTTCATCAATAATACTTTCTTGTAATCCGATTCTGATTTGTCAAGTTCATCAAATAACGCGCGGAGCAATTCTTTGTTTTCTTTCCCCCTTGCGCGGTTATGGATCAACGTTGCATATCTTAATTTTACGTCGTCGAAATCAACAAAACAAACCGGCACTTCGGTATATCCTAAAACACAAGCCACTCGTAAACGATGTTCGCCGTCAACTACTTCCATAGTCGAACGGTTGACAACGATCGGTTGAGTGAATCCAAAATATGTTATTGACTTGATAAGCAAATCGAATGATTCAACGGAATGAGAATTCGGGTTGTACTTGTTAGGCATGATCGATTCGACCGGGACATATTCTATAACAAGCTTTGCATTCGTTTTTGTTATCCCGTCGTTAGTTATGTTTTTTGTAAGGTCTTTCATTTTATCAATATTCTTGCAAGGTTCGATTTCATTTGTGCAATATACGGATTCTTAAATTGTTCCGTCCAATCAATGCCAAACACGTCCAATGAAGGATCGTATGCTTTAGACCAACGCTTATGTTTCCCGACAACCCCCGGCGTTCCAAGTGTAGATCTGAACGCGCCAAGATGTTGAACTAATCCCGGGACGACTGCATAGATCGTTCGTTTGTTCCGTTGCATCCATATAGATAACCGGCAATCTTCCCCGGGTTGCTCCGGGTTGACATTTTCTTCCGCCCATTGTATGAACCCCGGCATTTCAGCATCCGGGTATATGCAACATTGAAGCCAAAAATTTATTGGAGATTTCAAGATATGATGACCGGTGAAATAAGCATCCCGGTAATCTGAATTGTCCGGGGAATATATTGACAGGAAACAATTGTCGGGAGCATGTTTCAAAATGTGCATAGCCTTGAAAACCGTCCCCCGGTCTAACGTTATGTCATCTTGCATTATCATCCGGTGAGTTCCTTTATTCGTCCCGGTCGCCATACATTGTTTGAAGTTCCCCCAGGTACCTATCCCTGTTTCGTCGATTGATATTTCAACCGGTATCCCATAAGGATCGGATTGTACTTCGGCAATGCGTTTTAAATAAGCACCTTCCGCCCGGCGCGCAGCACAATTTTCGACGACGACTAATCCAAGTGTATTCATTTCATACGGGAATTGAAATAGTTAACGATGAAATCTTTGTCGAATAACAAACTCATGCGCCGGTCATTAGCCGGATGTCCCATGCCGGACTTTAATGTCAGATCATGTTGCACTAACCCGGGTAGATGAACGAACGCCCGGATTTGATTTCTCTTTAATGTATCCCGGACGAAAACGTCGTCGTGCCGTATCTGTTTAGAATACGGTATATCTTCCCTCATTATCTGAATGAACCGCCGGGAAAACACGGTTGCCTGTAACATCAGAAAATCTTTGAACGGCGCAATGTTGTATCCCTTATTGAAGTAATCGCGCATGATCTGACGATGAGGAACGAACAAACTGAAAACGTCGATCCGGTTAATCTTCATCATAGATTCGATCGTCGGCAAGTAATCTTTGAACCGGTCGGCGATGATAACATCGTCTTGCAGATGCAAACGGTAATCGCCCGTTTCATATTTCAGCATGTCCCGGAATGAAGAAAATGTCCCGGTATGATCGACGTCTATATGAATCGTCGCACCAAGATAATCAGCAACCGGCTTGATGTAATTGATCCGTTCCGGGATCGCTTGAATGAGTATTTGCATGAAAATTGTGGTTTTTAGGCTTCAAAAAATGACGTCTGTAATTGATTGACTCACAATGAAAAGCATTAGCGCCCCTTCGTCCATACAAACATACGTCCCCGGACACTCGTTCAAAGGAACGCAAAAGAATGGCTTTAAATCGCAAATTACCTAATTTATCCATTTCACTATCTTGTAGTTATGCCATATCTCCCCCGGGAAATTATTCGGGAATATTTCCATTGTTAAACTTGTTTTAATATGAGTAATTGGTTCATATCCGTCCTTGTAAAACATAAGAAATACAGTTCCGCCCCGGCGAATCATTTTCTTAATGTACTGTATGGAATTCGGATTTATATAGCTTGGCGCACCGAACAACGAAATGATAGTATCGAATCCTTTGTCATGGAAATTCTCAAACGGGATAGGGTAAGAATTATAACCCGGATGTTTTTCATTGAAGTATTTAAGCATTCTCCTCGAGGGATCGATGCCGGTGTAATCTTGGGGCGAGATTGTCGCGTAATCCAATAACAACCCGTCTCCGCATCCGATGTCAAGAACGCGTCCTTTCACGTCAATTTGACCAACTATTTCGCGGTTTTCATTTATGTATTCCGGCGCGGTGTATAAAGTCTGATAAACATCGGCGATCTGATCGTAGTAATCATGGCGCTTGCCATTTCCGAAATCTTTGGCGCGGTTCATAAGTTTAGTTATTTCCGGCGGTTCTTCCATAGTCCAATATCGGTATCCATTATGAAAGATGCAATGATAAATCTTTTTGTAGAACCAAACCGGTTCTCCGTTCTTTTGGATGAAGTCAACAAGTGTTTCCCACTTCGTCTGATCCGGGTATTGTTTTTTCAATGTCCATGCGTGAGGATTCCACGGCATTGTTTTAGCGTCCGTCCATTGCAAGGATACTAACATTCCGATTGCTTCCGACTTATCCATTGGATTCAATCTTAAAAGCGTGTCCGCATTTCGGGCAGATCATTTCGACGGTTGAGTTATGGATTCCGCCGTACTTATTATCAAGCGCCCCCTGCATCTTATCAATGTCGGCTTGTGTGACATCTTTGCCGGATTCGTCGGGATCAAGATTCGGTTGATATGCAACATAGTCCTTATGAACGCCCCAATCCAATAACGGGAATTCTGACCACTCATTAGCCAAGGCATCCCAATCATGCTCGCCGTAATGAGTATTGTCCAACACAACATAAGCACAAAGGTCCTCAATGGATGTTTCCTGCGGTAGTATGATTACCGGCACGTCTTTCCATTTCAGTTCCCGGACGGCGCGAAGCCTCATGTTCCCGGATA